CTCTAGATAAGAATAACATGTTTTCTTCAATAGCACCTTGCTTGTCTAAGTTTTTAAGAATTTCATCGAAATCACCTAAAGCACCTGAACCAGGAGCAGCAGCACCAGCAAAGCCAGAATATACATTACCTCTTGCTTCGATAGCAGCAAATAAACCTTCAGAACCTTTAATGTTAGTACCTGTTGTTCCACCTGGAGCAGCAGCTTGTCCACCAAAGTCATAATCAGGATTACCAGCAGCATAAACGTCAGCAGGATTCATAAATTCTGCTTCAACCATTGCCATTTCTAATTGATCTTCAAATCTTAATCTTGTTTCAGCTTCAGATTTTAAGTACCATAAGTATCCAGAAGTACCATCTTCAGCAGCAACTTCAACCCATCCAATTTGAGCAGCGTCAGAACCATTGATTCTAAAGCTATCTTTTAAAATAAGTGGTGAGTTAGAGTACTGTGTGAAAGAAGGCTCAATAGAACCATCCATCCCAACAGATCCTTTTCCAAAATCAGAACCGTATACAAATAAGTTACATCCCGCAGCGGCTAATAAAGCAGCTGGAAAAGTACCATTACCATAAAGAACTACATCAAATTTTGAATTAGTAGTGTTACCTGCAGTAACTCCTTGAACCAACGCTTTAGCTGTAACTAAACCAGTAGCAGCGTCAGAGATTAATAAAGTTTGTCCAACTCTAATTGCTCCAGTAGCAGCTTGACCAGCAGTACCGATGTCAGTTAATTCTACTGTACCAGAAACATTACCAGCAGCAGCATTTACACAAGTTACTTTTTTATAAGCAATGTGTAATCTATTTTGTTCAGACCAAACAACTTGATCAGATGTCATTGGCATTTCAGCGCCAACCATTCTTAAGAAACCACCAATAGTTCGGTTTCCGTATCTTTCTACCTCTGCTTCATAAAGCTCAGGTAAGTACTGCTGTGCAAAATTTCCTCCAGCTGCACCTGTAAAATCCAGGTAGTTGTCAGATAAAGCCATTTTAGCTTGAGCAGGTTTAATCGATGCAGGAAAACTCCCGCCTGTATTAAAACTCATAGTTTTTGTTTTTTAATTTTTGTTTTTTACTTTAAATTTTAACTTAGAACTATCTACACCATTAACTGCTTTTACTCTTAATCCGTTTATAAATACATCTCCATTGTTAGCTTGTGGCCTAGGGTCTGTACTTATGTTTTTAGATTTTGCCATAACATCTTTTACAGCATCGGCTTTACCTTGCTCATAAAAGTGATTGGCAATTGTATCCGCGTTTCGCGCAGCATAAATAGCTTTGTGGTAACCTACTGTATCTTCAACTTGCCCACTGTCATTTAAGAACTTCTTAACAAATGTGTTTAAGTCTGATTGTTGGTTTGCAACTTCTGAGGGATTGCTTACATTGTATCTAAATTTTTTATCGCCTAATTTAAATTCAAAACCTTTGAATTCTTCATTTAATAAATTGTTAGTTACGTTAGTAAACTCATCTCTTCGTTGTTGAGCTACTTTTTGTTCTTCGTTATATCTATTGAAAAAATCCATTGCTTTTTGTTGTTCTTGAGTAGCACCCGGTCTCAACTTGATCTCGTCGTAATATTTACTCTTTGAACTTTCTAAAAAGTTTTTGGCTTTTGCAATTTCTTCTTTGAAGGCTAAACGTCTTTTTCTAACCGTTCTTTCTTCGTCCACATCTTCATCATAAGAAAAATTATCTTCCATAAGAAAGTTTATTTCTTCTTTATCTAAGTGTGGTTTAGTTTTTTTATAATATTCTGAAAGCAAAGCTTTTTCATCATATTGAGAATAATCTTTGTTTAATGAAACATAGTCTTCTACTGTTCCACCTGTTTCTTCCATAAATGAAACTAATTTTTCAATGTTTTCAGGTAGCTTTTTTCCTAGCACCTTTTCATCTCTTATAGCTTCTTTGTATTGTTTTTCTACAACTTTAGTTTCTTCTTCGTTTACAACCTCTATTATAGGAGTTACTTTTTCTTCACTCTTTTGGGTAGTACTTTTTTCGACGTGTGGTTCTCCCACTTCTTGCAGTTCCAGCTTTTGTTCTTCTTTCTTCTCATCAGGCTGTAACACAATTTTCTCTGCGACTGGCTCTTGAATGGCATCTTCTTGTTTAGGTTTTAAATCTACTTTAGTTACTTTAGATTCTTTATTTTTTAAAGTAGGTTTTTTCTTAATTTTTAAACTTTCCTTAGTTTCATCAACTATAGGTTTTTCTTTTGTTTCTTTTGTTTCTTTTGACATAATATAATATAATAATTAATAATGGTTTATTCAGGCATAAAATCTTGTATACCTATGTCTTGTTGCTCAAAATCTTTGGGCGGTAAGTCGTTTTTACGTTGACTAATCATTTCACTTTGTTGAGTTCCTTGTAGTCTAGTTCTTCTATCTTTTCTATCTTCAATAAATTCTTCTCTAGCTTTTTCTTGTTGAACCTTTATAGTAGCTAGTTGCATATCATAAGTGTATTGCAGTTCCATCATTTGCTTTTTGATTTCACTTTCCATTTGCATTTTTTGTAAATCTAATTGAGATTTCCCTTGCTCTATTTGCAAAGTTGTCTCTGCTAAAGCTTGTTGTTTTTGCATTTCAGCCATTGCTGATTTTTCAGCTGCTTGCGCATTGGCTTGAGCTTGAGCTTGAATATTTTGAAGCTTTATCTTTTCGTCATATTCTTGCTTTTTCTTTCTTCTAAATTTTAGTAATTGATTAGCTAGTTTTAAGTTTTTTACTTCTCTAATGTCTATAGCATCTTCTAAGTATATAGATTGAGTTTTTAAAGCTATTTGTATATTCTGCTCTAATGTAGCTTTTTCTTCATCATCTGGTTCTAACTCTATAAATATACCAAAGTCATGTACGTTTAAAGATGCTAACTCGTCAAGTGTTGCTACATTATATTTAGATATACTATTTTCTAAAGCATCTCTAGTAAGTGGAAATTGAAGAGAATCAGCTATTCTTAGCGATATGTTCTCGCACATTCTTAATGTTAAGTATAAACTTGCTTGAAGTATATGTCTTGTTGCTGTATTAGAATTTGCAGCTGCTAATTTTTGTAATCCCACTAAAGAATCTCTATCAGGAGTACTAGCGTCTCTAGCTTCGTTTAATCCGGTTACATCTCTTATAAGTTGTAAATAATACTGATATGTCTGTATTAAAGATTGTATTTTAGCACCACCTGAACCAGTTTGAAGTTCTTGAATAGGTACTTTACCACGATTAGGATCTCCATCTTGAGTTAGTGACCTACCTACTATACTACCAGTCTGGAAATACATGTTTAATGCTTCTGCTGGATTATAATTAGTACCATTACCAAGATCAACTTCTGCTAAACCATCCATGTCTAAATATACACCATCAGGTACTATTCTAGACATCACCTGCTGCAGTTTAAGATGCGTTAACTGAATCATATCAGCAAACCCTGTAATTCTAGATACAAGCGACTCTATGCGTCCTTTGTACATTCTAGGCGCACATATTTGATAATTCATATTAACCTTCATAGTGTTAGCAACTGGTCTTGTCATATGCTCAGCTAGCTCCCATCTCATCATTAAGGGATGTCCTAATATTTTAGCTCCAGAATACAATGTTTCAATAGTTCTAGATACTCTTTCAAAATTATCACTAACTGGAGGATTAAACTTATCTGTTTTTTCTAAAGCTTTTTCTAACCCTTGCTCTGTGTATTTTATTTTAAAAACTTGATCACTATAAGTTTTATATTCAAAATATAATACCTGAACTGTTAAGTCATCTTGCTTCCCATTCCAGTTTCTTAAATATTCTTGATTGCCCGGATACATCTGTATAGTTTCCATTTCATCATCTGTAAGGTTTGGAAACTGCATTTTTAAATCTGACAACGTTACAGCTTTTACTTCACCAGCATAATAGGTGTCTTCAAAGTTAGGATCTTCAGTGTAAGAATACACTAAACAAGCTGGATCTACATAATCTACCGTTACCCCTTGAGTTCTATTCCAATTAGTTTTAACAGCTCCAATTCCTAAGACAGTTAAATCGTAATTAAGTCTTTGCCTAACTAAATCATATTTATTGTTGTCAAGCACGTGGTTTATAACTTCTTCTTCTGCAACTTCAATACTTTGTTTAAAATCCATTTGCATATGAACCTCTAACTCTTCATGCGTTTGTGGCGTATTACCGCCTGTCATGGAAAAAGCATTAATACCTAGTTTTTTCTGTGCTTCTTCTAAATATTCTTTAGCTTCAATATCTATTAATAGGTCATTAGCGTAATCAGTTCTTGTCTTGACACATGCTGGATCTTGAGCAAAAGCATTTATATCGTAATTTCTTTGTGATATTCCATTTACTACTATATCTACAAATTTTGAAATTACAGGAACAGGCTTCCAATCTAGGTTTAAATAAGATAAATCTCCATTTATAGCTAATTCATCTTTATACTTTTGAACAGGTTGTTCTCCTCTAGCGTATAATCTAAGTAGATTAAAATTGTTATAATTAGTAGCAGCATACCCAGGGTTAGATCCGTTTCTTGAGTTTCTGAACCATTCGCTTTCTATTGCTCTACCTACTTGAAGTCCATACTCGTAAGTAGCTTTCTCTTCATCTGATACAACTTGATCTGGAAATGAACTATTATTAGCAGTGTAAATCATTTATTTATTTTATTATTTTTGAAATTGATCCTTTATTATCATATCTTTTAAACCCTAACTTAACTTTACTTTTAACAACGTCTCTATTAGGTTTGTATTTGTTTTTATTACAAGCCATAATTGCTAAACCAGAGCTAATAGAAGCATCGTGCTTTGTTCTATTATTAATATTGAATTTAGCCCAGTCTTCTAAAGTACGCTGCATATACATATCTCCATAACCATCAGGTGAAAAACCTACGTGATCTTCTATATACGTCTCTATTGCAGCCGCATGAGCTTGTTTAATATCTTCGCTAGAGTTAGGTATACCACCTATTTCTTTTTCTGTTGTTGAAAGTTTATTCCAAACTTTGTCAGGACGGTTCATGCTAAAACCTCTATAACCTCTACGTTTTAAGTAATACAAAAGTCTTGGCTTGTTATTTTCACATAGTATAGGCATACCATAAAATATTAAAGCCATAAGCACATCTTCAAAGAATATCTCAGCAGTTTGAGGTCTTGATATATATTCTAAAAAGAAATGATTAGGTGGAGCGTCTTCCATGCTAAATTTAGTAAGACCGTGTAAAGCTCCATTAGAACCTTTACCATCTACAGTACCTGATATATCGTAGCTATCACAACCAAAAGCCCCAACGTGTTCATTACCAGGATACTTAATGCCATTTTTTATAATTACTTGATTTTGTAAATTTTTAGGTGGTACCCAAGATATTAAAAATCTTCCGTCATTATTAGGATAAAACATAACCCTACTATCTCTAACACCATTCTCCCATTGAAAACTACCTTTTGTTACAGAAGCAACATTGTGTATTTCCTCATTATAATCGACTTGCTCGTATATCTTTACTAAGTTAAATAAAGATTCTTTTGTTTCATCTCTGAAAGCATGTTTCTCTGTTCTTGGAAACTGCCTATAAAATTCGTTTAATCCGTCTTGATCTTGCTTAAGTCCTTCGACTTCGTTTTCCCAGTGCTCGATAACTCCAAGGTCAATTGGGCTTCCATCGATTCCAGTGACTTCAGTTTTTGGCGTATCGAAGACAGGTAATCCATAAGTATCAATGTATCCTTCGTAGGACCATTCCATAGGGATGAATAAACTATAGAGTCCCGAGCTTGTTTGACCATTTTTATTTCTTCTCGTAACGCTTGAATCATAATATAATTTCTTAAAATTGTTTCCTCCTTTATCTAAAGCGTTTGACGTTGATCCCATCATACACTTACCAATAACTCTACTACCTAGTCTTAATGTAGTCTTTGTAACTCTCCAGTTGTTTAATATGTTATCAGGTCTTTCCCATTTAC